GCACTGCGTGTAAGAATAACTTGGAATAGTTATTCAAACGCTGTGCACCTCCCACTGCTCATTGCTGAGCGGTGTGGAGATGCTATCTCCCAGCTGGGGTTGACCCCACTCTCCATCCTAACGGATGGGAGCCCACCTGGTCTTGATGTCGACGGACACAGGACGTCCAGCACGGATCAAGTGATCTTCAGCAAAAATGGGGAGATCCCCACTCTTGATGAAGAACTTGACGAGAGCGCCCGTACCATCCAGTTTGGAATCTGGAATGGTGCTGGAGACTACGTATCCCTTAGCCATGGGGATTTGTAGATCTTCACACATTTTGCCTGCACGAGGCAGATCCCATGTGTGGCGCCCAAGTACCGGGCTAGTCGGATAGACTTCCGGGTAGAATTTCATAATTCTACCCAAGAGGTTGTCTAGCCAATCAACAGACTCCTGCCAGCCTTCTTGGAAAAGAAGGTTGCGGAGGCTAACTGTTGACACCAACTCGGCAACGTGCTTCAGTTTCGTGGGAAACTGACTACGAATGCGGACAGGAGTGATCCTGAAACCGTCATAGTAGTCCCCACCACAAGACTCTCGGAATTTTCCACTTCCGAAAGACTTGTCCGCATTGACTCGAAGCCCAAAAGTTTCGAGCATGCGTGAAACTGGATCCATCATGTCTACGGGGACAATAATGTCGTCCCCGTAGATGCGCACCTGGCCCTTGAACTCCATGAGGAGTTTTCGGGACATCGGCCTGTTGAGCTCCTTGCTGATCGCCAAGAAGACGATGGTAGTAAATACCATCGCCTCGAATGGGAAGCAAAGAGCTGAACCCATGGACGCGAACTTGGCGAGGCGAATAACCTTGCCATCCACATCAGCCTTCCGACTTCGGCAGGCTTCAACTGCACCCCTAAGGTGGGGGTGCTGCCGAAGGAGGAGTCGTACATGCTGATTCGAGACGCGATCGGAAGCCTCACTCAAATCGAGTGTTGCGTAGGCCCCTGTGTGGGACCCTTCCCGTGCCAGTGCCCTGTTGGGCTCTTGATTCGAGAAGCCGATGAAGGGCGAGAGCCAGCTACTGCTCTCGATTCCTTCCACAATCGGAACCATGAGCGACTGCTGTGCGTACTGCATGGCAGTCGGCTCGATGGCAATGATACGTGGCGTCTTGAGCGTCTTGGGAACGGTAATGACCCTTACGGGCCGCTCGTTCCCGGGTTCGAGGAACTCCGTGCCGTCCAGATCCGAGAAATACCTCCAGTTGGGAAGTATAAACTCCCCAGCTGGGAAGTACTCCTCGAGACGGTGAGACCACTCTCTCTGATTGAACTTAGCGTTTCCGCGAAGTCGATCAGCGGTGGCTCCGGGTCCATGCTTCGGTATGAGCCTCCCTTCGTAGATCGCAAGATCTACTTCGGAGAAGAGCTCACTGAAGAGGACTACACTGACTTTAGCGAATGCCTCGCGTATAGCGGGGTCGAGCTGTTGGTCAGTGAGACGGATTTCCTGCTCACACTCGAGGTACCTCTGTTTGGCGCGAGCTACCCTGGCATCACTGCAGGGTAGTTCGACCTTCGCCAAAATCGCAGTGATCTGGTGCAAGCACCGGATCGCTTCGAGGTGAGGTACATCGAGCAACAAGCCAGTACCAGAGTCGAACACAAGCTCAAGGAAACCTCCGAGGAATCGGGGGAGACCGCCCTTCCAGGCAAAGCCTTGGAAGAGGTCGTGAGCTACGTACCCGCGGGCGAGACCTTTTTGGAGGTCCTTCCCGAAGGTAGGCAAGGTTATCGTCAAGAACGATAACCCTTCGTGTTCAACTCGATCCGAGATGGTTTTTACATCTCGGATGGTGCTGATGTGACATCGCTTGCCGGCCTCGCCGACAAGCACCTGCAAGAATGCGGTCAGGCTTTTCACCGTGACTCCTAACAGAGCTCGCGGATCCTCAGCAATGACCTGATCAGGGTGTTGACACCCTTCGGCCGCCCCGCTTAGGGGGCCGTCCCAGCAAGAGAACAATTACCCCTCCAATACCTGCGATGCAGATAAAGGAGATCACCGCCAGCAACATCAAGAGAATGATGATGTCGCTGGGGATGAGGGTCAGTTCTCACCTCCAAGAAGCTTGATCGCGTTAGCGTTCGTGCTCGCAGTCAGCCAGGTCGTAAGACCTGTGATGAGCTGCGTCTGCTCCGCCAGGGTGAAACCCTGGTTCGGCACGTCCACCACGATGTAAGCACTCGCCGAGAGGCGAACGTTGACATTCGTGAGGAGTGGGTCAGCAGAAATCTTGGAGATCGTGATCTTCGCCTGCCGACGAGTTCGCTTACCATTCTGGTGAGCGACGTTCAGCAGGACAGTGCCGTCGTCCTTCGAGAAGGATCCGACACCGACGCCAGAACCAGTTCGCGGAAGCGAGTTGGTGGCGCCGAGCACGGTCACGGACTGGGGATCAGAGTATGCCATTGCAGCATCCTTTGCATGACAACGGACTATTCAGTTGTCTCGATGGGTGCTACCACAGGATTGCGGTAGCGGATGTGCGCTCAAGAGGTCAATTTGAGCGCGCCGCTGCCCTTGGTCATGCCAAGTGCAGCGAGGATGGACCATTGCTTGGCATCTAACGATGCCAAGTCCAGTCCAAACCCGTAGGGTGTCGCCCTAACCCGTTCCTTCGTATCCCTACGAAAGATGGTGTTAGAGTGCGTCAAACCTCCGCTTTTGAAGCCGAGATTCGACGTCGTCCAGATATCTTCGTCCACTGTGTGGCACATAAGATATCCGTAACGGATGACAAGGCCGTCTTCTGACAGTCGAGAGGCAGTGCTTAGCGCAGTGCCAATGTTTGACTGCCAGTCGATCAGCCAAGACCATGGAGCGAGCTCCCAGAGACTCTCAGCATTAAGCCGAGATCCGAGCAACTTGTTACCAAGCTGTTCGTACTGCTCCAGCTTACCCATGATGTCGTTACCGGCATCCATGTAGTAAGTGAAGGCACCTCTGAACCAGATGTTTCTCTTGCGAGAAATTACCTGGGTGAGCCGCCACTCCCCGCCCTGCAGCACGGTTGCGTACACCTGCCCATAAGGCATGTTGTACCAACACCCTTGGGGGTTAACCCAAGAGTTTTCTGTGTGCTCAGAGATTTCGGGGAAGGAGAAGCGCCTCCGGACATTACGTCCGGAGTCTCTCGCGAGCTGCCTGATCTGCTTGTTAGCAGATTTCAGGCTCTTAACGAGATCGTGGACGTCGCTTACGAGCGGCAACCAGCCGAAGTTGGCGTTCAGCCAGTCAGAGGAGATCCCTGTAAAGGGATTGATCCCATGACTGCGAGGAACATCCTGCTTCAGTTTGGAGCCAACGTAAGGGAGTCCTCCATCGAGGAGGATTTCGCCTACGATAGTCGTGAGAGATGCTGCAGGCGCCGTAGGAGCACTGGCATTGATGGCTCTCTGTCCAAAGGACCGAATGTCATCACCAGTAAGCCTACGGAGTCCCGGCGTGTACGGCAGATCGCCGTTCGGCTGGGCAACTATGAGAGGACCTTTCCATCCTGTGCCATTTGGTTCGTTCCAAGTGGCGGATGGGTCCCATGCTTCCCAGTAGGGATGCGATGTGACGGTCGACGTCTTGGTCGTGAAGAACTCATGACCGTGATCGTACTCAGGATCATAACTGGTGAACCCATTCCGGAAAATCCGGCGGGCGTCAGCTATCTCCTGATCCTCATCGTCTGCACTACCACCGCGTGTGCGGAAACTGGTAGTCTCCTGAGTATCTGGATTTGTCATGTGGGGATTACCCCCATAAGGACTACCCTCACCATAGGTGAAGTAGTCCCCAAGCCCCCGCCGAATCGCATAGTTGTTACTATACGGGTACGACGAGCGCTTGTCAGTGACAAAGCCAGACATGATCTTCCCTTCGGGGGTCGAATGACCAATTCGATGTGAAGTCTGAGGCATACACTGTGATGCTCAGACTTCGTGCAGGCACGGATGGATAGTTAATCCGTGGGTGACATAGCACCAGGGGGGCCCTCAAGG